ATCGGTGAAGTTGTCGTTCTCCACTTCCATGCGCTCGATCTCGATGGTTTCCTTCTGGGCCACCTTGTTGGCTAGGTCGTCCATCTTCTGGCGGGTGCGCGGAGCAGGGGCTGGTTCTTCAGCCTCCTCGTATTCCTCGTACTCCTCCTCTATGAACGGCTCTGGCTCGGTGATGTCGATGATCTCGCCACCCTCGAACTCCACATCGTGACCGGCCTCATGCAGATTATCGAGCGTTACAGCATTCGAGAACGCGTCAGTCGCACGCGGCATGTACTTCGACGCGCGGCGCACGACAGTCTTGCGCCACATCTCTTCCTCGTCCGTGGCCCACGGCCCGACGATCTTGCCTTCGCGGGTCTTGGCGGAGGATCGGTCGCGGATCGCAAGGATCTGCTCACGGTCCATGACCTCGAACTGCTTGGTGCCGTCCTTCAGCGTCCAGATGCAGTAAGCGCCGATCTTGTCGCCACGATTGCCCAGCTTGATGCGGTGTTCGAGGCGCGGCTCGTCACCCTTCTGGATCAGGAACTCGTCGTTCTCGCGAACGATCTCAGCCTCGATCTTGCAGATCATGCCGGACTGGCGGGCGAGCTTCATCAGGCCCATGTATCGGGGACGGAACTGGGCGTGATAGGACTTGCTGCGGCTGTCATAGACCTGCAGGATGTCGCCTTCGCCGAGTGTCGGGTTCAGCGACAGGCCAAGCTCGGACGCCTGAATGCAGGCCTTGAGCAGGGAAGCGCGGTCGCACTCCAGCAGCTTGGGGTTCGAGCCTACGGCTGCGATGACCATGGCTTCGAACTTCTCGTAGCTGATGGTCTTGGGCAGCAACGGAAGCATCATGTCCTTGCGGAGCGCGATCTCCTGCTTGAAGCGGTCAATGGGCTTGGCGGCTACAACGGCTTTAGATGCCACGACGGATCTCCTCTTCTAGGTCTTCGATCATCAGTTCGATTGCGCGCTCTACGACGACACGCAGGGTAGGCTTGAGTGGGTGGCGGGCGATGACTTCACGTAGGCCATCGATGCAGCGACGGTCGATGCGCATCATGAAGTCCTCGCTGCGGTGCTTCTCACCGGGTTCGTAGACGATGCTGGTCATGTGATCCGCACCCCCTGATATCCCTTGCGAGCGCCGATGAAGGTGCCGACCATCTCGTCCGTGACCTCAGTGCCAGCGCTGGCAGCCACGCTATAGATCGACATCTTGTGCTCGCCGCAGGTGACCTTGGCCTTCTCGGTGTTGGCGTTGCTCCGCTCCATGGCGCTCTTGGCCATGAGGAGAAGCTCTGCGCGCGAGGCGGCGGCGCTGGCCTCTGCCAGCTTCATGGTGTCCTTGGCCGTCTTGTGCTTGCGGAACAGGGCCTCTGCGCCTTCGACGTTGGTGATGTCCACCTCGGCATAGGGCACGGTCTCCATGAGCCGGTCGATGGCCTCAGCGTCCATGCGGAAGTCGGGGTCAGGCTCGGTGCCGGCATTAACGTCAGCCCAGAACTGGGTGATGGCTTCGCGAATGCTGGTGATGATGCCGTCGTGGCGGGGAATGAACATACGGCGCGGCTCGTCGTCGATCAGAGCGACCAGCCAGCCGTGCTTGGCATCGACACAGGCGATCTGGTGCTGCACCTGCAGGATGTACTGCTCGGGAGCCTCGATGATCTGGTCCTGCTGGTACATCCAGCCATGACCGCGCGAGGACCACTTGATCTCAACGGGCGAGCCATCGGGCGTGGCGTAGTCCAGCGATGCGCCCATACCGGGGACATCATCAACCGTGTAGTAATCAGTGACCTTGGTGAGCTTCATGTCCCACTTGTCAGACGCCCACTGCGCAATGCCTGCTTCGAGGTAGGTGCCGGCTTGGACGGCCTTGTTCTGCGACAGATCCTCAGGCGCCAGCTTGCCGGCCTTCTCCATGTAGAGTTGCCAGCGGGTCTTGTAGGCGCTGATGCCGAGAACGGCAGCAATGTCGCTGCCTCCGATATGCTGGGCACGAAGTTCGTGCCAATGCGCTTCGTCGCGCACATTGATGATTGCCATTATCTTTGCTCCGGTATCGCACTCTATGCGGTGCTACACAGTGTATACGCAGTGCTACGGCTGGATGTCAAGCCCGCGATAAACGTCCTCAAGCGAGCGGGCGAGGATGTAGATCCCGCCGCGCTTTTCCCACGCTTCCTGCCATTTCTTCTGGGCTTCGCGCTGGGTTCCTCGGGGTGCCTTGACCTCTATGGCGAAGGCTTTGCCGGGGGACAGAACTCCCATGAGATCCGGCGTACCCTCAGGGGCTGATCGAATCACACGCTGCGAGGGGCCATCTATGGGGCGGAAGACGCCGACGTTGATGCGGAACATAAAGATGTCATCGCGTAGGCCAAGGGCTAGGCGGATGTTCTGCTGGAGTACGGCTTCCTTCACTGCAGCGTTCCTCCCTCTGGATCTAGCCCCAAGAACTGGGCGGTGATGGACTTCGACATCACGAGTACGGCAGCAGAGCACACCTCTAGGTCGATGTCGAACTCATTCTCCCGGTGCCACTCCTCCAGCGTTGCCAGCGTAGAGCAGACCAACTCATGCACCAGTTCATATGGAACCGTCACGCAGCGTGGCGCCTCTTCCCTATCGTCTCCGCCCATATCCGGTTCCTTTCCTCCAGTGTGAGGCCATTGGTTGTCTGCCCCTGTGTACCACGCATCTTCGATAGACGCGCTGATTCCTTCCCGCAGATGACATTGAATGCCCACTTCTCGGGATGCTGATAGCCACGCTTGCGGGCCACGCCTGTGAGGATCTGGAACTGCCGCCCCCAATCGGTGGTCGAAACCTTCGTTTCCTCGGTGTTGTTTAGCTGGACCAGTTCACCTTCGACCTGCTCGATCTTACGGCCCTTGATCTTGTAGACGTGTCCACATTTCGGACAGATCGGCGATGGGCGGTGCATGGCAAAGCACTCGGGGCAGCTACGCACAGCCGGCGCCTTCTCGCCTTCGCTCTTCTTCCGGGCCGCGCCATCAGTCAGCACCCACTCGCGATGCTCATCGATGAAGCCGTGGACTGCGGTGTTGCCCGCGTGGTCGAGGATGATTGTGCTAGTCTTACCCGGCGAGGGGCGGATCGCACGGCCAGCCTGCTGCAGGTACAGCGACAGCGACTTCGTGGGCCGGAGCATGATAGCCACCTCGACAGCCGGAAGATCGAAGCCCTCGCTCACTAGATCGCAGCTGGTCAGGATCTGGATCTTGCGCGCCTCGAAGTCCTTCAGTACCTTATCGCGCTCGCTTTCCTCCATGCCGCCATCGATGTGCGATGCGGTATAGCCAGCGCGGCGGAACTCTTCAGCCACATCCTTGGCATGCTTGACGCTGACACAGAAGGCTATGGCCAGTTTGCCATCAGCCAGCTTGCGATAGTGATGAACAGCATTCCCGGTAATCGACGGACGATCCATCGCGTTTTCAAGTTCAGCATTGACGTAGTCCCCCATGCGTGTGCGCAGGCCCTGAAGATCAGGCTTGCTGGGCGCATACACCTCGGCGGGGGAAAGGTATCCCTGCTCGGTCAATTCAGCCACCGTGGGGCCGATCACCATGTCATCGAACATCAGGCCCAGCCCCTTGCCATCGAGGCGCTCAGGGGTGGCCGTTACGCCAAGGACGTGGGCACTAGGGAATGCCTTGACGCACTGACCCCATGTCGAGTTCGGCGTGAAGTGGTGGGCCTCGTCGCCGATGATCAGGTGCGGTGCCGGGAAGTGGGCCAGCCTCCGGGCCAGCGTGAACACAGAAGCCACCACGACGTTCGCAACAGGGATGCCGCGCGAGCCTCCTGTCATGACCGCATGCCGGACGCCCATGTTCTTCAGGGTACCGCTGATCTGGCGCAGCAGTTCGCGGCGATGGGCGAGGATCAGAACGCGCTTGTTGTTCTGGCTCATGCCCGCTGCGATATAGCTGAAGCAGATCGTCTTGCCCCCGCCTGTGGGCAGCACCAGCAGTGGCCTCCGGTGCCCCTTGCGGTAGCTGTCACGCACAGCTTCAATGGCATACTTCTGGTAGTCACGCAGTTTCATTCAATACCTTCCTGTCTCGATGTCCTCTGCCGCAAGCTCCAGCGCCGTGGCTGCCGCTTCGCACCGATCATCGTGGCCTTTGCCCGCCAAAGCATTGCCCATAATTTCTGCCGCCTCGTGCCGGAGATATGCGGCGATCCGCATCTCCATTTCCTGAACTCGCTTCTCAGCTTGCTCGGCCCGGCTCTTCAGTTCCCAGACGTAATCCCGCCAACC